GTACTACTTTTCTGACGTTCCAATTAGTTTCAGACGTTTAGCTATCCGACAGTTAGTCGCATTGCTCAAGTCCTTAACTAAAAGCAGAGGTTTTGCTTTTGCTACTCAGTACCTGAAAGGGTGCCGAGGCTCAATAACAAAATATCTCTGTGATGAACCGCTAAAAAGTAATGGCAGAATTTCTCTAAAGTATGGTTTCCCTACTCGATTATCATCTTTACAGATTTTAATTGACTCGGGTAACCCACAATGGATACGTTTTGCTATGACTCTTCTTCAAGTATCTAGAGCACTGAGACCTCCTGTTACGGAGATCGATTACAGTACGATCACTGATCCAGAAATTGAGAATGTACTAAAAATACCTAAGAGTTTTATAAATTTATTTATTGAACACTTTGGATTAATAGCCTATTCACATACCTTATCTTATGAATCCTTCTTTCTAAATTAGAAAGCTGGACCAGTAGGATTAGCTATATTAACTTCTTGGACTAGTTTTTGGACCGGTAATCCGACTTGGTAGTCAGGACTAATCGGAACTAGATCGCTTCTTTGGTTACAATCACTTTCAAGAGAAAGCGGAGGAAGAGCGAATGAGCAGGGTTGGGTTTCCAAAAGGATTCCTAGCAATACTCGTCGCTTATCCTTCGTAAAAGAGACTGAGGGGAAGACTAGAGTTGTTGCAATCTTTGATTACATCACTCAAGTCTGCCTTGATGGGATCTCTAAGGATATTTTCGCATGTCTGCGTTGTATCCCTATGGATCGTACCTTTACTCAGAATCCTATTCTGGAGAAAGATGGTGATAACCATTTCTACTCTATAGACTTAAAGGCGTTCACTGATCGTTTTCCTATGAGTGTTCAATTTGACTTACTATGTGAATAGATAAGTCCTATAATTGCTCACTCATGGCGAAAAATATTAGTTGAGTTACCTTTCTTAACCCCTAATGGAAAATCAGTCTTTTATAAGGCTGGTCAACCAATGGGAGCAAGAAGTTCATGGGCAGTCTGCTCGTTGGCACACCACTTAGTAGTTCAGTACTCTGCATTCAGGATTGGAAAATTTCCTTTCACTGGATACATTTTACTTGGAGATGATATTGTCATTAATAATGATTCTATCGCTCAAAGCTACAAAGAAGTGTTAGCCGAGTTAGGCGTTACCATCCAATTAACAAAATCTCATAGGTCTTTGACAACTTATGAATTTGCGAAAAGGTGGTTTAGGGATGGAACCGAAATTACAGGAGTACCAATCAAGGGGTTTGTAGAAAACGTGAAGAAACCTTTTGAGGTCTTTTCATAGATTCTAAATCTCCGAGATCGGGGCTACATTAGTCCAAGTTTCATTTCTCCTCTTGACCTTATTTTTAAATGGTAGAAAGCAATTCGTATGCCTGCTAAGCAATTAGCACACACAATGAATTTGCTTCGAAGCCTCTGGTTTATAGAGAAACTTACACGTAACTTTAATTATGACGTCGCAAGACGATTCATAGCTGAAGCTACAAGTAAGAATCTCTACATGATACCTGCTAACGAGGTTGGGCTTAAGAGAGAACTCTCAAGGGTCCTGACAGCGTT